GTTACCATGCCTTGCTTTTGTAGTAGCAAAACCTTTACCGATTTTTTGGAATGTAGTCTTGTTCTTCACACCATTTCTAGTACGAACAGTATTCCTAAGTTTTGAACCCATTCTCTGGTACGCAACGTGTACCCCTGATTCAAACTCTTCAATAAAGGATGTGCTTATGGTTGTAAGTGCCATTATAGCCTCCGATTTAAAGTTAATATTTATACTATTCTGGTTATTCGCTTCACTACTACACTAAGGTTATTCCATTCCTGGGCCTATAAGTAACTCTACGAGCCTTCAAGTAACTTCAATCTTTCAGATATAAAGACTTTTGTTAATTCACATTACTATGCACGTTTCCTAGATAACTGATCTGCCATGGCTCTAACTTTAGCAATATGATTAGGATCTCCACCATTCTTCCAGTATTTCTCATCTCTTTGAGCTGCCATTAAATCTTCTCTAGTAACAGATTCTTGAAACTCAGTATTGGATGTCATATTAAATTTAGGCTGACCATTTAGCTCCATAACATTTTCAAAGAACTTAACCATATTTGCAGAAGCAGGAATACCTGCAAATACATTATAGTTGTTTTCATCAAAAACACTATTAGCCCAAGCATCAATTCTTTCTAATCTTCTGTCAGCATGTTCTCCAAGTTCTTGGCTTTCTTCGTTCCAATCAGGTCCACTTGTTTGACTAACTGACATATACTCAGAAACAAAATCGTTAAACTCTTCATTTGATAAAGCCATATTGTGTGCTTTGTCTCTAAACCAAGATAACATTTGATCATCTTCTGGAACTTCTAAAGCATTACCATCTTCATCTGATAGCTCTACTTTGTAATCTGCAGGACTAATAGGAACTTCTTGTGATGCATTTTCATTTAGTTCATTGATAACTTCTTCTTTAATTTCATCACGCCTTGCATGAAATCTTCTTTCCAAATTTTCATAAGATGTTTTAAGTTGCTCAGGTGTCTCAAACTTTTCTGGTAACCACTCAGGTCTTTCGATTTGATCTTGTTGCTCAACTTGGTTTTGTTCTCCAGTGTCGTTTGCAATCGTACTTTCAACTTCTCCTTGTTGATTTGAGTTTTCATTGCTTTCTGTAGCTGTTTGTTCATTAGACATAGTATCTCCCTTTTGTTAACAGTCCCATTTTCTTAGTGCTTTATTAATACGGCTATTTGGATCATTAGCCGTTTTCTTACTAGTTAGCTTCTTCTTCATACCCATCATTCTTTTACAAAAACTCTTTCTTCTTGCTGCTTTCTTTGGGCTTTTTTTCGCAGCTTTAGCAGAAACTGGAGGTTTGATATTCTTCCCTTGACGACGTAAACTTGCTCTTCCTTTAGCATTAAGTCCTCCACTTGAGCTTTGACCTTCTTTTCTTTGCCATGCTGCAGTTTTAGCCATTTATTATGTCCTTGCATAAGTTGGAGTTTTACCACCACCACTAGGATTTGTCTTTCTTTTCCTTGCAGTAGCTGATCTTTTATCTTTTACACTCATTCTTTTTGCTTTGGCAGAAGGCACGCATTTTGGATATGATCTTCCATCACCCATGTTTCTACCACATTTAGGATGCTTGCCATCTTTCTTAGTTGATATATCAACCCACTTCTCATTAAACCATTTAGTAAGACTCATGCTGATTTACTACCTTTGTAACCTCCACCCATCTTTTTATATTGAATAACTAACTGCCCTGATGCATATGCTGATGGCCATTTACCTACTCTTTTTTTAACTATAGCTTTTGCTCTTGCATATAATTTTGGATTAGTTGGAGTCGCCATTTTTTCTTCCCATCTCAGTTCTGTGTTTAATTAGTGCTACGACCCATCTTTGTCCTTCAAAGTGAGCAAGACTTTCGATTGCCAGTCCTGCACCATGAACATTGTTTGTTGTAAGGTTTTCCAAATACTGAAGGAAAGATTTGCCAATACCCGAACCGAATAAAGCGTAGGCTTTACTATTAAGATCAGTTTCAACTTCTGCAGTATATGACCTCCCATCAATAGACGCATTAATTTTCTCCTTTGTCATTATCCCATATTCCCTTGTTGTTGTTGCATTAATTGCATTGCCATATCAATGTTACCTTGAACTTCTTGCTTATTAGCTAACAACTCTTCTTTAACACCAAACTTCTCTGCTAAATATCTAATTACTTTTTCCTGATTGTAAAGTGCTGGTGTTATTTCTGGACCAAAAGTTCCTGCAACTGTTTGTTGAAATCTTACAAAATCAGCAACATCTTGTTGATCTTGAGCCCTTAATAAAGGAGAAACTGGTACAATTCTTATTTCTCTACCATCTACTTTCGGTATATCAATAAGGCCTTGTTCACTATAGATTGCAACGACTCTTTCAACCAATGGATGAAGGAACTCTTTTTGCATTCTGCCTGCGACTGCTCCCATATCTCTTGCCACGTCAGCAAGCCTTTCTGAAACTTCTGTTGCTGACAATGGTGTTTTTGCATTTGGTCTTGAATCGAGTTCATCAATAAACAAAGCTTTCCTGACATTTCTTCTCATATCCTCCAATATTAATTGCCCTACATCAAATCTGGCAGGACTCTGTAAAGACTCAAGAGAACTCCCAGGACTTCTAGGAATAAAAGTTCCAGGCTGTATAGTAATATTATCAGGGTTAAATACACCATCGTCATCATAGACATATGCACCACCTATAGCCATTTCAGCATTTTCAAGTATTAACTGTACTGTGAGATTCAAAGTTTTAATAGCTGGCATTGCTTGTAATATTGGACCTCTGCCCCATACTTCCATGCCTGATTTAGACCAACGTGTTGTTAACCAAGGCAAACTACCACGACCAACTAGTTTCTTTTTATACAGTATATGCTTGTCTGTTTCAGATATTAAGTAATATGTAAACTCGTCTTTGAATTGATCGTCACTATCATACATAGTAGCTTCTACAATTCTTGTTTTACGTCTTGGATCTCTTTTTTGAGCATTAGACATTTCAGCAGAATACTCTGCATACGGATACCTTAGTTTTATATCAGTTATATCACATTCGTTATTCCATCTAAACCAATCGGTAACCATATCCATTGCACCCGATAACAATGCAACGTTAGTAGGTGGTACGGCAGTGAAATGGAGATCGCCAACAAAACGACCAGATTCAACAAGCATGTTCATAGTACCAATACCAAGATCTTGAAGACCTTCATGAAATTCAGAATTGAAGTTACTATTACGCAATCCTTCATGAAGCATCTCTGTGATGTCATCAAGTTCTTTTAACAACTGATTGGAGATTTGATCAGATGGATATTCTGGACCAGGGGCAAGCTTGAATGCTCGACCATTTGGAGGAAAAAAGCCAAGCTGAAGTCTTGAAGCAAATCTAGGGAGACCAGTCACTGCCGTTTCGTCATATATGTTTTCTGTACGTCTTTGCCCAGCAAACTCTCCAAAGAAGCTTTCTCTGTGAGGTAAAACATAATCATAAATTTCTTCCCATATGTCAGACCAATTCTGCCATTTACCTTTGGCTTTCTTGTATCTGTTCATTACCTTTTGATATTCAGCCTGATCTCCAGTCTGATTAGATGGTGTTGGGCTTGAGTCTCCCCCAGTATCACTACGCACTATAACCCCCCATTGTTTTATTCTCTTTGGTTTTTAAATCTTTACGTCTAAAACCACTAAAATCTTCTAACTCAGCACTTTGAAGAGATCTGGCACCTATTAGATTAGAAGTAATTTTTCTTTTCTTTTCACTGGCTTCTAATGCTTGTCTTTCTTCTTCTTGCTTATTAAGTTTAGCTTGCTCTATCTTTTTTGCCTTTAATTCAGGATCTTCTTGCACTTTAGGTGTTTTAAACATGCTACCCATTAGGAGCCTCCAATAATTCTTTTGCTTCAAAAATGACGTTTCCATTTCTTTTAAGCAATTCACAATACAACTGATAAGGTGTCAATATCCAAAATTTACGAATATTGCAAAGATGTTTTATAAAACTTACACAATAAAACAATCTTGGCATATAAATAGGATTTTTATCAATATCAATCTCTATACATTTATTGCACATATGCATATCCAAAACTAACTTAGTTGAATCTTCGCCTGTAAGTGTTTCGAAATTAAATCCATGTGTTGTAAACTCAAGTTTTTTCCAAATGTCTATTTTAGAATCATAGCTAACTGCATAAACATGAGAAAAGCCAAATCTATGTTTAGTAAAATACTTCCATATTCCTATATTTTTACTTTCACTAAAGCATATTATCCATCTCATATTGCTCTTTGTCTCCCAAAACGACTATTTCTTTTTTTCAAACGTGCAAATGGATTACTTGCCCTCTCAACAGTAGTGGGGGAAGTAGGTGTTCTAGGACCTAATATCACTTTTCTGCCTTCTCCTCCACCTAAAAACGCATATTGCAACGCATCATGACAATGAGAGAACCTATTTTTATCAGGTTTCTCTTCATATCTTTCATTTCCCATATAATACATTCTTTTATACTGATAACCACCTTCAAATCCAGAAATTAAGCTAGTACATGTAGGGCTAATGGTAATAGATGGTTGCCCATCTGACATTCTGTTAATAACAGACTCAACTGCTTCTACTCTTATGGATATATCATTTGTTGGTGCTGGATATGCAGATATTCCTGCAGCTCTTAACATCATAAATGGAGTATGCTCTGAAACTTGTGCCATTTGGTTTCCTGCTGGATCACCAATAAACTTAAATGTTAACTTATCCCATTGGTTCTTTGATATTTCTCTTTTTAATATCTCAGCAAATCTGATAGCCCCCATGTCTTTACCAATTATTTCATGAAAAACAATCCATCGACCAGTATGTAATTGCTGACAAAAGACAGCCGAAGGGGAGCGACCAAAGTCAATGCCAACAATTACATCATTTTGATCATTAGGTGATAAAGGATCTTTTGATACATGTGTATCTCTTCTAAATGTAGGATATACTGGCTTACCATCCATCAATGCTTGATATTCATTTAACACATATACCTTAACCCAAGATGGTGCTTTACCTAATATAATTTTATCATAATAAGATTCTTGCAAGTTCTCTCTATTTTCTGATTTCATATTAGGTTGGTAGCCTGCAAGATTACCATGATCATCTTTCTTTTCTTTCATCGCCCCAGGCTGAGAAAAGAAATTCCAATCATCAGGCTTGATCATTAATAACCTTTCTTCAGAAGTCATATACTCAGGTATAGCAACTTCCCCAGCTACAATGCCCCACCAGTGATCTTCACTTGGAGCATTTGTATCCATAATAACACCATACCAAGTTGGACCACCTTCACGCATTGAAGGAAAACGACCAACACGCATAGTACATGCATCAACAATATTTTTATTTATTTCCCTAGCTTCATTTATCCAAACACCACTTAACTCTAAAGATAATAACTTTTTTACATCTTCAGTCTTATCTAAAGCCAAGAAGATAACTTCTAGTTCAACTGTTGTTTTATCTCCAAGTGCAAAACATATGTTATGTGTATATGGAGGCGACCAGACAAACCGACCTAGATCATCGTCAAACCAATCTCTCCACGTTTTAATCGTAGTTGTTTTTAATTGTGGATTGGTATTTCTTATAACTGCCCATCTGCTTTTTCTTATACCTTGTTGATTTGGCTTTTGATTAACAGACTTTCGCATAATCTCCATACAACAAGTAACGGATTTACCACTGCCAACTGGACCCCTGATACCACGAACAAAAGAACCATCTTTCATAAAAGCTTTGGCAACACTCCCAGGAGGTTTATAATCTAATTTCATATTAGATTTCTTCTTGCAGCTCCACCACCAGCTCCAGATATTAATGCACGCCTAGATGCAGTGCTTAATGTTGGTGCAGATGTACTATTCGTAGTGTTAACAACAGATGTCTGAGTTCTAGAAGGAGTCATGTTGTTATTCTCACTACCTTCATTTGAGTCTTGACTTTGTTCAACTGAATATTGATTAGTACCCATATTAAATTGTGCACCACTTGTTCTGCCTATAGGACTAAATCCTACATTACCAGAATATCGTCCATTATTAACAACACCTTGGACACTTCCATCTTTAGAACTGGTTACGGCATAACCACCATCTCTGAGTCCAGAAGCAATGTTACTATAATTAATACTTTGTACTGTGCTTAATGCTACACCTGTTGTCCCAGGAATATTTACTTTTGAATCTTTTGCTTTTTGGTCAAAGTCCATAGCAATACTTGCATTGTCTCTTACAGTATTTGCTTCTTTGGCAGTTATAGCTACATCAATTCCTTTTTTAGCAGCATCTCTTTGCTTTTGATAATTTTGAAATGATGTCTTTCTGCTTTTAGCTCTAGCATTTCTACTATCTTTACCAGTATTAGAACTAGAACTTTTACCTACTGATCCACCATGAGCTCTTCCAAAGTCTGAATCCGATGGACCTGAATCTTCACTACCCATATTTAACTCCTTGTGTTTTTGGCTTTATTTATATAAAATTTTTTTTAAAGTTTTGTCTTTTCACATTGTGTCGTGTGTGTGTTTTACCCGTTATAGTAACAGCTCTCATATTTTAGGACGGCTTTCTCTACGGCACATACCTGTGTGGGGCCCCTCAATCAACGTTGAAGTTAATGTTTACTGCAGTGTTCACTGACTTAGGTGCATCAACCCTGAGTCCAGCTCTGTCCATTAAATCTCTAGATGCTTCTAGTCTAACATGCGATGACTTGCTAGTTAACAGATCTCTCATAGTTGCTAGTGCTTGTGTTGCGTCCCAACCTAAACAACTCATTGCTAATTGTTGTCTATACTCTACAACATGAGGCTTGTTAAGGGTTATGTATGCCCATGCCTTGTTCCTACCCAGTCTCTTAGCCCCTTCTGTGGGGTTGCAACCATCATGCAACATTGCGTGTACTAACTCAGCTTGTGCTTCTGTTACTTTACTATGTGTTGGAAGTAATGTTTGACTGTTCGTTTCTATGTCATTCATCGGAACAATCGAACCCTTATATCGTTCTTGTTGTGTAGTATTTGCTTTCATTGTAGGTCTCTTACTGTTTCTCTACGAGATGATAACCATAGGTGCTATTATGCTGTCTATTCACATTCCTAACTCCTTGTTATGACTAATGATTATGAGATGGCATCGAGCCATACATAATCATGATAACAACTAATAGAACTTATGTTATCAATTTTACTCCAGTCCGTTTTTGTAAATACTTAGAACCAGATTACATTCCACTCATCTCACTTCGTAAGATTCCTTACATTGCATCTTGTTCTTGTCATAGCCTTGTGGATATGATCGTATTTCCAAAAGCCGTTGCTTCAAAAAATCAACCCTTTATAAAAGGGTAGCCCAAACATAAGGAGTGCCTATCGGCACAACTACTACTACGAATTTGTATCATAACCTCCAGTTGGGCCTATCTCCCGAGGACTAATAAAGCCCCCTCCAACAAGTTGGAGTACTACGTCTTCATTCCAAGAAAATAGCTCACAAGTGTTCGACAAAGACGATTTTCTTTCCATTACGGGGCATTGACTAAACCTTTCCGATAAGCCGAAGAATACGTATTCTACAATTTCGTAGGAGTATTTAACTTTTATACTGAAAGGAACATTACAATGTATAAACAATTAGACTTATTCAAGAAAAGCCAACCAACTGATCTATCTATATTGGAGGATATGGTATCTATACAATACTACGAGGACATAGCATCTCATGGAGTTAGTGACATGCGTATGCCATTCAGAGAAGATACACAACCATCTAAACAAATAGATTGGGACATACAGCAAGCACATGAAGCTGGTGACACACAACGTGTGCAAGAATTGCTCACAATCAAACGTGACATGAACTAAGTAAAGCCAAATCAATGGGGGTATAATTTATATATCCCCATACTAACTGTCATAGAAAGGAACATAACATGACACAGTATATTTCAATATCAAAAGATAAATCTGACCAAATGCGTAAGAGGTTAAATATGCCCCATCTTACGCAAGCAAACATTGCACTTGCAGAATGGCAGTATGAGAATCGTACACCAGATCAGCACAAGGCTAAGAAAGAGCTAGATGCTATGACTACAGAGCAACTAGATAATATTGCAAAGGCTTTCAGACCTAAGTCTAAATACAATGAGGAGTGGCATCAAGAGTTTACACGTCGTGCCTTAGCATTTGCTGAGATGTTTGAAGATGGAGATGAGGTTATACTCAAAGCCAAGCTTCAAGATCAGTTACCTAGAATGTTTGAGAAAATGCGTGATTCAGTTCAGGATCAAGCAGAACGTATGCTTCGTGAAAGACAAGTTCTTGTACGTCAGGACGTTGGCATTGAGATTACTGGCAACAAACTAGAAGATCATGACAAGAAGATTGATCAGATGCGTCAGCAATATGCTTCACTCAATGATGCTTTTCATTGCTTACTCACTCACTTCAGACCAATGATCAAAGGTCAGACTGGTATAGACTTTGGTAAATACACTAAGTTATCAGAGTTTGC